CATAGTTACTGTCAACGGTAACTGGAGCATCGTATGAGTACATTAGAAGTTGGAAAGATTGTTCCAGCAACAGGGACTGCAATCACATTAGGAGAGTCTGGAGACACCTTAACAGTTCCTTCTGGAGCTACATTAGCAGTAGCCTCTGGAGCAACATTAGCAAATAGTGGTACTGCAACTGGATTCGGAGTCAATACACCGTATTTCTATGCTTATCTAGGTAGTGATCAAGTCCCCGCAAACAATACATGGACAAAAATCACTTGTGATACTGTTGCGTTTCAAACGGGATCAACCTATGACAATACTACCAATTATAGATGGACGCCAGCGGTTGCTGGTAAATATTTTATCTCTGGGCAATTAGAGGCTCGTTCAGTTACTGCCGAAAATATAGTGCAAATAGATATCAGTATTTACAAAAATGGCTCGCAATATATATCAGGCGTTCCGTATCAAGACCCTACAAGTTCTCCAACTATGCACATGGGTTATATCAGTGGAATTATAGATATGAATACAACCGACTATGTGGAGTTCTGGGGCGCAATAGACACAGGCTCCTCTGACAGATTTTGGGATAACGGGTATCAAACCACTCATTTCATGGGATATAAACTACTGGATTAAATTATGAACATATCTAAAGGATTAAATTATTTAGGGTTTCCCAATGCTGATTTTGTATTGCAAGATGATGGTGCTGGCGCATACATCCGAGATTGGAATTCAAGCGAACCAAAACCAACTATGGCGGACATAGAAGCGGCTGTCGATGAATGGGTGTTGAAATACGAGGTAGAACAGACCGCCAAACAAGACCGCATTTCTTCCGTTAAAACAAAACTAGAAGCAATTGGCTTAACCACAGAAGAAATACAAGAAGCTTTCGGGATATAAACTATGGTATCTACAGTAAAAGTTGATGTAGTAGCTCCAAGAGTAGCTACCGGAACAACCACATTAGGAGTCAGTGGGGATAAGTTACTTGTACCATCTGGTGTAACAATAACAAACTCTGGAACGGCTAGTGGATTTGCTGTTAGTGGATTAACTCATGCAAGCCAGTGGAGACTAACTACTGGATTTACGGGAGACGCTGCACCAATATCTTCGAATCTTGAAGAGGTTGATGCTCCAGTTGGGTTTGGTGTGCTTGGTTCTTCCATGACCGAATCTAGCGGGATATTTACCTTTCCATCCACGGGGTATTGGTGGATTACTTTCCACGCGTCATGGACCTGTCCCGCTGATAATGCTTGGAATATGGCATTTATTTATACAACCATAAATGATTCAACTTATGCAAAGGCGGCAGAGGGCAATCAAGGGTGGGCACTAGGGCTAAATCCCGGCTACCCAAGTGCTGATGTATCGTATATGTTTGATGTTACAGATACTGCACAATGTAAATGTAGATTTGACATTGATGCTTATGCAGCAGGTACAGGCACAGAAGGGAATACTGATAGAAATAAAACGTACATGACCTTTTTAAGATTGGCGGACACATAATGAAACCAGAACACATTGAAGACGTATTGATGCATCTACATTCGGGCCAATGGTTTGGATGGTCTGATTCTAAGAATAAAGTTTATGCCAATCTCGTCATATATGGTGATCAAGAGAAGCCTACGCAAGAGTGGTTAGAGGCGGAATTAACTAGACAGCAAGAAGCATGGGATGCAGAACAAGTAGCAAAGCAAGAAAGATTGGCTTCTGTTAAATCTAAACTAGAAGCGCTTGGACTCACAACTGAAGAAGTTAAAACGGCTTTCGGGATATAAATAATGGCATCTACAATTAGAACAGACAAGATAGGCCCAGCAGATGGCTCTGCTGATTTTACTCTCCCAACTGCAGATGGAAGCGCTAAGTCAGCTTTAATAACAAACGGGTCGAAAGTTCTTTCTTTCGCCACAGGGACACCAAGTGCATCGAACTTTTTAAGGGGAGATGGAACGTGGGCTGAAGCTGGTGGCGGCGCATTAGAATTCATTTCACGCACGACAGTGGATAGCGCTGTCTCAGATATTAGCATCAACAGCGGAATCTCATCAACTTACGACAACTACCGAGTGCTGTTCAGTAACTTAGTTCCCGATACTAATGGTGCAAGTATTTACTGGGGTTTTAGAACTACAACTAGTGGTACTGTTGCAGATGGAACTTGGATGATTGGCGGCTGGGACGATGCAAGCTCTACTGTTCGGGTTGAACAGGCAACTTCTGGTTCTTTGAACCTTGCAAAATATGTTACCCACGATGGCGGTTGGAATGGTTCGGTCGACATCTATAACCCATTTAGCTCGACGATACGCACTGCATATACGGGTATTGGTCGAAATTACAGTACTAATTTATCGCAGTTTTGGACGGTATTTTTTGGGGGTACCTGCGTCGGCTCTCAATCAGAACCACATATAAAGATTTGGCCGTCAAGTGGAGACATTGGGGACGCAAGCATCGTTGGATACATAGATTTATACGGCTACAAGAAGGCTTGATATGGCAAGATTTAAATTAGTAAATAATGAAAGAGTCCAATTAACGCAAGAAGAGGAAGCTTTTAGAGATGCGGAGGAAGCACAAGCTGCTATAGATATGGCTGCTAGTGATGCTGCTAATGCAGAAAAACAAGAAAGACTTACCTCGGTAAAAGCTAAATTAGAAGCGCTTGGATTAACAACAGAAGAAGTTAAAGACGCATTTGGACTATAGGAGATATTGATGGCACATGCGAATTACGCCGTAGTTGAAGGCGGGACAGTAACAAATATGATTGTGGTGGACGAAGATGTTGGATTTGAAATTGATGGGGCCGATGTGGTCAAAGCTACTAGCGACGCTAGGATTGGCGGAAGTTGGGATGGAAACGTTTTTTCATTTGTCGAGCCACCAGCTCCTGAGCCTTCTGCTGAAGAAGTTGCTCGCGCTGCTAAGTTAGCAAGTGCTAAAGAAAAGTTAGCTGCGTTAGGTCTAGACGCTGACGAGATTTCAGCAGCCTTCGGAATCTAATTAAATGGCTGGTGCCAATGTTGCTTGGGATTCTGCTGGATCAACCACATGGGATGCATGGGTAGGAAAGTGGGATGATGTAGGCTTTACTCCGGGTGTTGGAACATTAACGCTTACTGGTTACGCTGTTAGCGCCGCTGAAGGTGTATTTATATCCCCAGCGGTTGCCAGTTTAACTTTAGGCGGATTAGTTCCGAGCTCTGATGTAGCTTTCAAGGATGTTCCCGGCACAGCCAGTTTAACTCTTACAGGGTTTGTCCCAGCGGTATACGATCCTTCAGAGAATATATACATCAGTCCGGGTGTTGGCGCTGTTACGATAGTCGCTAACGACTGGGATGATTATGTTGGAACATGGGACGCAGCTACAAGCACTTGGGATAGCATAGGGTATGAGCCACATGCAAGTCAGACCTTTAGTTTTGATATTGCTACTGGGGCTTTAACATTGATACCACTTACTCCCGAAAGAACTCAAAAGGCTCCCAAATTCCTTCCTACTATAATTATAACGTAATGACTGAAAAGAGTATAAGCTGGAGAGAGGTTGTGGAAAAAATTGATCCACAATATAAAAACCCAAAGCCGGGTTATGTCTTTAATGGAAAACCGTTTTACACACCGGGTAAGAAGAATGCACGACGTAGAAAAAGCTAATCTTTTTGATTTTAGTGATCATTTAACTGCTAAGAATGTAGCGGAAGCGCTAGAGAAGAAGTACCCTAATTGGTTGTGGGCAGTACATGTTATGGATGGCGTCGTTGTTGTAAAGTCTATGAGGTTGTCTGGTAATTGGGGATTTGTTCTTCATGAGGATAAAATGGATAACGATTACAAATCCGTAATGAGAGCTGGCGGAGAATTGTTGGAGAGATTTCGTATGCACAGAGGTGAATTCAAAGAAGAAAAATATCTTTCCGATCTCGAAATGGATTACAAGGGAAGGCTTAATGGGGATTATTCGTAATGTCATTGATGAATCCACAACCACCTTTGGAAGGGGCTGATGTAACTTCTTTTGATGCCTTAGAAGAGGAAACCCCAAAGGAGAGTATGTGGTTAAGTGTTGCTCGTCAGGTATATGATGGATCGTCTGATTGGTTAGATGCTAATTTGCGTTACCAATGGGACCGTAGTCTTTCTTTATTTAATAATAGACATCCTTCTGGCTCAAAGTATCACACAACTGCATACGAAAAAAGGTCTAAATTTTTTAGGCCCAAAAGCAGAATCGCAGTAAGAAATTTGCAGGCAGCAATGTCTGTTGCATTCTTTACCAACGAAGATGTTGTTAGCATTGAACCTGCAAATCCTAATGACACCGCGCAGTCTGTAGCTGCAGTTGTTGATCAGTCAATAATGCAGTATAGGCTGACAAATACTATTCCTTGGTTTCAAACCATGGTGTCAGCACTGCAAGATGCGTCTGTGCAAGGCATATGCGTTTCTCATCAGTATTGGGATTTTGAGGAAGAAAAAGAAGAGTATCTTGAGGTAGATAAAGATAATGAAGCCGTGATGGATGAAGAGGGAAACCCTCAAATTCATGAGCAAATCACTGCTATGCGTGATAAGCCGGTAATAGAATTAATATCTCCCGAAAATGTAAGGATTGATCCTGCTGCAGATTGGTCTGATCCTATAAATACAACTCCATATATTGTTCACCTTATTCCAATGTTTGTGCAAGATGTTATGGAGAAGGTTGAGTCTGGAGAGTGGCTAGAGATAACTAAAGAACAGTTAATTGCCTCAACAAGTGGAAACGAGATGGATAATACAACTCGTTTAACCCGTGATGAGCCCCGAACTGATCCATTGGAAAATGATCAAGAATTTGGCGGTATAACAGACTACAAAATTGTTTGGATTCATAAAAACATAATAAAGAAGAGTGGGGTTGATTGGTGCTACTATACTGCTGGCACTGATTTCATGCTTACGGAGCCAAAGGATTTAAGGGAGATGTATCCTTGGTTGCGAAAAGGAGAGCGCCCTTATGTAATGGGTTATGTAAATATTGAAGCCCATAAAATTTACCCGTCTGGAACTGTTGAGCTTACTCAAGAGTTACAAGCAGCCGCTAACGACATTTGGAATCAGAGGTTTGATAATGTCCGTTTAGCGATGAACAAACGCTACCATATCAGACGAGACAGAAACATTGATCTAGACGCATTATTTCGATCAGTTCCCGGCGGCGCTGTAGAAATGGATGACGTTGATAATGATGTTCGTGTGGTTGAAACTAGGGATGTTACAGGGTCAGCCTATGCGGAGCAAGATAGAATTAATATGGATTTTGATGAGTTGCAGGGTAACTTTTCAACGTCTACTGTTCAGGGAGCTAGAAACCTAAATGAAACAGTTGGGGGAATGTCCCTTCTAGCTGATTCAAGCAGCACTATAGCTGAATACACTCTTAGAACATTTGCTGATACTTGGGTAGAGAAGACTCTAAAACAGCTCTTGAGACTAGAACAATATTATGAAACTGATGAAATTGTTTTGGCGGTTGCGGGAAAGGCTGCGTCAGACAGGTTTGGCTTTGAGACCGATGAGATCATGGACGAGCTTCTTCGGCAGGACGTTTTATTGAAAGTTAATGTAGGATTAAATGCGACAGACCCATTGAAAAAAGTTCAAAATCTTTTATTTGGAATACAAACCCTTGCTCAGTTTCCGGGAATTCCAGAGAGGATAAATCTTCAGGAAGTTACTAAAGAGGTATTTGGTCAATTAGGATATAGGGATGGAAGTCGTTTTGTTAATCTTGACGAAGAGGTTAATCCGCAAATGGAAGAAATGCAGGCGCAGCTTGATGAATTGAAAAATATGATTGCTACGGATCAAGCAAAGAATCAAGGAAGAATGAAGATTGAGGAACTCAAGAATCAGGGTGATATGGAAATCGCTCAGTTGAAATCTCAAACCGACATTCAGAAAGAGATGATAAGGCAGCAAACAGATATTAAAGAAGCTCAAATAAAGAGAGAGGATGCTGTCACAAAGCGTGGAGAGTTGTTGCTTCAAAAAGCGGCATTACAAAATCAATCGAGGGAGAAAGATATAGATCGAGAGTTAGAGCTTGATGCTCAAGGTGGAGCAGGCACTATCCGTCGTGACAGATACAATAAAATACCCTTTGCGAGAGGTTAATGGAATTTTACAATCCCGCTGAAGCAGGAATAGAAGATTTAGTAAAGAGGACACGGGTAGGTTTTCAGACTCGTGAATTTGTAGCAACCCCTACCGGAAAGGCGGTTATTGAAAGAGCTCTTAATGAATATCGAAAAGGTATTGAGGGCATTCAAAAGATGGCTTTGAAAGAATGGAGGGGCTCACCAGATAAAGAACTTGCGGAGTATCGATCTTTAGCAAGTGATTTAGCTACCCCGCTGAAAGTTCTCAGATGGTTGGATAATGTTATATCTGATGGCGAAAATGCGGAAGCTATATCGAAGTACAGGGGATCGGGAGAACTTGAACCATAAAGGAGATTTAAAATGGCTGAAGAAAACGCTACCCAAGAAGTGGATGCGTTTGACGATACTGCAGAGGAGTTAGAAAGCAGTAGCGAGAATGCTCAAAACGAAGAAGAAATTACAGAACCTCAAGAAGAATATGTCTCTCCAAGAGAAAAGGCAATACAAGAAATTCTATCTAAGGGGAGAGACGAAACAGATGAAGATGTCGTTTCTGAACCAGATGAAGAGGGTCTAGCGGCACTTTTAGATGTAGAAACAGATAAGAGAGATTCTGAATCTCCAGTATGGTTTGATGGGGAAAGATGGTTAACAAGAGTAAAGGTAGATGGGAGTGAAATTGAAGTACCTTTCAATGATCTTCAAGCTTCCCATCAGAAGGATAAAGCGTCTCAACAACGCTTTGAACAAGCTGCTCAGTATGGTCGTCAGGTGCAGGCCAAGGAACAGCAATTAAATGCTTACATTCAGCAGATGCAACAGCAACAAAGAATGGATACGCAGCCATCCCAAGACGCTGCAGATGAACAGGTTGAAGATTCTTCTGAATTAATTAAGAAGTATCATGAAGCCTTGTATGAAGACGACGCTGATAAAGCGACTGATCTTTTTAAAACCTTGACAAAAGAGGGGCGCAAACAAGCTACCCCCAATGTAGAGGAGGTTGTCAACCAAGCAATTGGAAGACGGTTTAATCAAATGCAACAGCAAGCTGATAGACAGAAGCAGTGGCAATATCACAAATCTCTGGAAGACTCTGTAAAATGGTTTGAAAGCGAATATCCTGATGTTGCTGGAACTGCTGAGTTGAGAGCTGTAGCGGATAATAGGACGATTACCCTAACTCAGGAAAATCCTGATTGGACACCGCAGCAAATTATCCAAGCTGCCGCTGAAAGCACGAGAGAATGGGCCAAGAGTTTTCTTGTCCCTGATAAACAAAATGAGCGGGTTTCGCGCAAACGAAAGATTGTGCAACAACCCAAGGCGGCTAGTGCTTCTGCTCAGATCGGAGAGGATGATCCGGTGCCTCAAACACCGTCTCAAGTAATCGAAGATATGAAAAGAGCGCGAGGCCAAATTTAACAACTAGGAGGTAATGTAAATGGCTGGACAAGTATGGGCAGTCAGCACTTCTGGTGGTTATATGTATGCCGACAACCTCAGCCGTCAGTTGAGGATGGCAGTGCAGCCGATTGTAAAATTTCGGCAGTTCTGTGATGTAAAAGATGCGGCCCATCAGGGTCTTCATCGAGGTGATACATTCCATTGGAACGTGTATAGTGATGTTGCCACTCAAGGTAGCACGCTAGTTGAGACCAATACCATTCCAGAAACTTCTTTCACGATTTCTCAAGGAACCATGACCATTACGGAGGCGGGTAATTCCGTTCCGTGGACTGGTAAGTTGGATGACCTTGCAGAACAACCCGTGGCAGAGGTAGTAAGGAAGGTGTTAAAAACGGATGCTAAGAAAGCATTTGACAATCTTGCTGCAACGGAGTTTAACAAAGCAGCATTGCGAGTTGTTCCTACGGCTGGTACGGCAACCGATTCGGTTGTGTTGACCACAAACAGCGCATGTACTCTTACGAATAGCACAGCTATGACTAATGAGCACGTTAAAGCGATTGTAGATGTCATGAAAGAGCGAAATATTCCCGCCTATACGGGTGATGATTATTACGCAATGGCATGGCCTACAACTTTCCGCACCCTCAAGAACAATCTGGAATCCATCAAGCAGTATGTTGATCAGGGTTTCCGAATGATAATGAACGGTGAAATCGGACGTTACGACGGTGTGCGTTTTGTAGAGCAAACCCATAAAGCCAAAGGCTCTATCGGTACTGCAGCTACAACGTGGACCAGAGGGGCTTCTGATTGGGCGCTTTTCTTTGGCGAAGATACGGTAGCTGAAGCAGTTGCTGTTCCTGAAGAGATTCGTGGGAAAATTCCCGGGGACTTCGGAAGGGACCGTGGCATAGCGTGGTATTATCTAGGCGGTTTCGGTTACGTTCACACACAAGCAGCCCAATGTCGAATAGTCATTTGGGACAGCGCAGCTTAGGAGGCATATTATGAGTTATTCACAAGCATTAATGACCACCTATAGCTATGGTCATAAAAATGATTTGGGTGATGGGACTCCTGAACAATGGAGTTTCAAAGGCCCCGCTGGGAAACAAGGTATGCTTATTGATATAGGCATCCATGTTACTGAAACTTTTGCATGTGACGCTTCTGATGCGGCTATCCAGATAGGAACAAGTTCTGATCCTGATGCATATGGTCAGCTAAACATTTCAGATGGCACTGCGGCTACTAACTGCTTTAATGTGCAAGACGATACTAATGCTGTCATTTCTCAGGCTTTACCTGCGGATACTCAGATTGAAGTTACGAGTGTTAAAGGGACTGATGCTGGTACAGCAGCGGGAATTGGTTATGAGTATGTATCGGTTCTTTGGTACTAGGAGGCAATATGGCTAAAGATACAGCAAGTGGTAAAATCCCAGCAAATGGTTTGTCTATGAAAGAAGACGTAAGCAAAGAGTCTACTAAGTCTCTTGCTTTGGATTCTCATGGCCCAAACCAGATGCCAGAGGGTGTTGTTCACAAAAGCATTTCCACTGATCGTGGAAAGTTTGAGTTTGCTTAATAAGTAAACACTTGGAAATCGGGTGAGTCGGAAATATAGCTTGAGTGCTTGATCCGATGATCCCGCTTTTCCTTAACCTTGAGGAGTTGATTAAACATGGCAGCAAAAAAGAAGCCCCGTAAACAGGGTTATAACGCAAGGCTTGATGAAAGACTTGGTATGACAAGAGGAAAGCAGGGAACCAAAAAGATGTCTGCTTCTGGTCGCCGCGCCGTTTCTAAAGGAACTAGAAAGCCAAAAGGAACTTACGGCTTTAAGAAGTAACGGAGGCAACATGAAAATAAATGTAATAACATCTTACTTAGATGGAAAGCCTGCAGCGAAAAGCCCTAATGATGCCTATGGGCATTCTAATGTGGCTGGTCGAGGTTTTTATACAATGGAAGAGATGGTTGGTGAAAGGGGGAAGGAATTCCGTCGAGCACAAAGATCATCTAATAATATGGTTAGAGTTGACGGAGATATGGTTGGTTCTTGGAATTTAGATTTCTAGTGAAAATAATTAATGTTCCTGAAAAGGAACTAAATGATTTTACCCTTGAAGATTTCGGGGGTAAGCGCAGCGAAAAAACTGCGTGTGTTGTACGGTACGGAGCGATAGGAGATGTGATTATTTCCTCATCGTTGTTTCCTGTTTTGAAAGAAGCTGGTTATAAAGTTTGTGTAAATGTAACGGAACAGGGAAAAGAACTGTATCGAAGCGATCCTAATATAGATGAATTGCTGTTTCAGAAAACAAATCAAATCCCAGCTACCAGTCTAACTGAATACTGGGAAAAGATGTCTCCTTGTTTTGACAAGTTTGTTCAGCTATGTGAATCTATCGAGGGAACCCTTCTATTGATGCCAGAAAGGACGGAGACTGTATCAGGGAACAATATCAGGGTAGAAGCAAGTAAAGGCTTTCTAGGTACAAAGGAAGAAAGGCACGAGCAGTGTAATGTTAATTATCTAGAGTACACTCATGATTTAGCGGGTATGCCTTATGATTTTAATCCTAGATTTTACCCTACAAAAAAAGAAAAAAAGAAAGCCGCTGATTACAGAAGGCGCATCAAAACAAAGAATGTAGTGATGTGGGTTCTTGCGGGATCATCCGTCCACAAGGTTTATCCTTGGGCAGATTCTGTAATGGCTAACATTCTTTCTTCAAGGGATGATGTTGTTTTTATTACCGTAGGTGATGAAGCTTGTCAATTGCTAGAGATAGGCTGGGAGAAGGAAAAAAGGGTTATTACAAAGTCTGGAAAATGGACGGTGCGAGAAACTCTTTCGTTTGTAGAGCAGTGCGATATTGTTATTGGTCCTGAGACTGGAGTGGTTAATGCTTCAGCTATGCTTGATAATCATACGGCTGTATTTTTATCTCATTCATCGAAAGAAAACATGTCAAAGCATTGGTTAAATTCTACGACGTTTGAACCCGAAGAGTGCTATTGTTTTCCATGTCACAGGCTGCATAGCAGGGGTTTTGAAACTTGCACTAGGGATGTAAAAACGGGGGGCGCTTTGTGCGCTGCGAATATCACTCCAGATAAAGTTGTGGAAGATATATTGAGACATATTAAATGAGCACATATTTGCAACTATGCCAA